GTACGCTGGCGTTGAGGTCGTTCTGACCTGGCCGTATCCAAAAGTCTAGCTTGGGCTGGGTTTCATACGTGAGGCCGTCAGCCTCGTTCATCTTCGATATTATCGCGTTTTTTACTACTCCCGTCTCACTATGCACAACGGCAGCTTGCCACGAGTTTATTTGATGGAAGTTCCAAAAAGAATGAGCCAACCCGGCATCAACAATCCCAGCCAGCATCCTTACCTGTGCAGCAAGCCTTGCTATATACGCAACGGTCCTGCGGCCATAAAGAGCCCTTTCCCATGTGTTGCAGTCGAGCCCCGCAGCAAACCTATAATACCCAGATGAAAGCTCTGACGTTCTTACGCGCCGAGTGTTTTTATCCTCAAAATCAACATAATTTAGACTGGGTGGGCACCCGTCATCTGAGCATTCAGCTTTATCTTCCTGCCAAATCTTTACCCCAGTATAGAGAGGCTCGCCCTTAATTGTAATTTTGTTGTTCTTGATTGCAGGATACATGAGGTGGTTGAAAAAATTGTTTGATGCTGTTGCGCCAATAGCCCCGTTCTCACGAACAGCAAAAACAGACTTGGTTGTGTTTTTCCCCGACCTGAGCACCTCGTCTCTTTCACCCAGGAAGGAGTAGTTGTCGAGCCCGGTACAAAGCCGAACCTTGTCTAGCTCTCCAACTTCCTCTCTTTCGTCTGAGTCCTCAGTGGAAGAACCCTTAACGTCCGACGTAGCCTTGATGTAACCAAGAACATATGGAACGTCTCCGTCCCCACGATACCCAACAACCGCATAGATCAACTGGGCCGCAATCCTTTGCTGCTTGGCCTTGCTAAGACTTTTAATCTCACCGTTTAGGTAGGACATAATCTCTTCATATGAAAAGCCAATGCATATCTTTGGGTACGGAGTGCTTCCGCCAGGAGTAGCCGAAACCATCGCCGCATCGACCGTTTGAAGCGTGCTTGGGTCGAAACACCGAACGGTCATAGTGCCATCGTAGCTAACACCCTTTCCAACGACGTACATGAGGGTAAGCCCCCGACCGCGCAACGCCTGCTGAACTGGATGGCCTGATCTTCCGTCTATTGTTGCCATCGATCCCCCCTACTTCTTTATGCCTGTCACAGGCGTACTACCAGGATTAACGATAACATCCCCGACCGCATTTTTGGCGGCGTTATACACATCAACGATCTTGTCACCAGCACCATGCGTTACAATCTTGCCCGATCCTTCTTTCTTGTTTTTCATCATCTTCTTTTCGTACTCCCCTTCCCCTATTGCGCCCTTTTTGTCGGCCCGCTCTTGTGCCCTGGTCTTCAACGGAACCTTTTCGGACTCAACCCGATCAGCGTCAGCGCCCGTGTGGGCCGTTTCTGGGCTTAGGACTGTCTCAGAGTACCCTCTCTGCCCTTCATCAGACAAGAACCAGTCGTACTGAAAAACTGTTCGCAAAGTAAGGCCGCCAATCTCATCGGCATCAAACCTGTGCTCAACCGAAACGCAATACGCATACGGATTTGATGAACCGTCGCCCCTAGCCGAGTTAAGGCCGGGAAAGGAAACAGCCCTGCCAGGCCTTATGTCTGGGTTAAAAGAAACCGAGCACGTCCCCTGAGCATAATCCATACCATTCATTAGCGTATGGGTGGCCTCTAGGGCAACGGCACGAAGCTGATCGCCAAAAGCCTTTACCCTTACCGTTTTCCGGCCTGTCTTTGGGTCTTCATACACAATCGGTTTGAGATCTTTATCAACATCATAAAGCAAGTGCTTCCATTGGGCCTTAAAGTGCCTAACGCCCTCCATCTCTGCTCGGTGGCGAGACATCAGGGGAAGCCCAGAAACAATCGACTGCTCATGTGTGGGGGATGGCATTATGTGGCTTGCTGAGATTGTGTTGATTTGCTTTCCTAGCGAGTAGCTCCTGCTCATAGAGAAAATAAAGTTTCTTTTGATCTTTACGGCCATTTCTTTAGCCTCGGACCACACAGGCTTACCAAACGTCTTGCTAAGGATGTCGTGAAATCCTTCACCGGCCTCATCAAGCAGGGCAGCCCTTCTTTCCGCAACAGCCAAAGCCTTTCTCCACAGTGCCATATGGTTCGCGTTTCTTCCGGCAGCCATCAGTCTTTTTGCGGCGGTAGTTTCAGAGAACTTCTTCTGGAATTTAATAAACTCCGACCCGGTTGTGTTTCTAAATGGCTTCATCTTGTAAACAAGGGCTGCTCTAGATGTCCCCTGTTTTGCGTCATAAATAATTGTTGGGAACACCTCAACCATGTTTGTGTCGCACTTAAATGTGCCGCTGATAAGGCTGCCGATCTGTGCGGAGTTGTTGAATGTGGACATTATGCTTCCACCGTCAGCAGTCGTGGCAACTCCTGGCACAGGGCTAATAACTATGCCCGTGTTTTTCTTTTCGGACTCATTGGCGTATGCGCCATCACCGGCATTGTTCCACAGCACAGCAATTTGTTTGTACATATATCCAAAGTTGCCACCCTTGACGTTTCCGGTAACCGCATACATGTCAATGGCGGGCCATATGATCCTGGCAAGACCATTGTAACTCACTGTGTATTTATCGCCCTCTCCCGCCCCCTGACCTGGCTTGTAGGATGCTTCGTAAGACCCCCCATTCCAAACAGCCTCTAGGTAAGAGCCTAGCTTTTTGGTCTTCATTGTCGATAAGGCCCCCCTCGTGCTTATGGCTGTCACGTCTTGCATAGAGATCATTGTGCTGTAATTGTGACCTTGCCCAGACCCAAGCCCGCTCGGCATTGCCAAAACATCTGCGTCTGACGCCAGGTCGTAAAAACCAACAAAATTCATCGAAACCGTTGTTTCCTGCAAGCCAACGGGGTTGCTTTCATTGTTTTCAGAATATGTGGTCATCGTCCCAAGCCACAACACCCTACCAGGGTCAACCTTCGCGCCCTTTGGAACGACAACACGAAGGTAGGCATAGGTTGGTGCCCCCAGGTCTACGGAAGTGCCATCCTTTAACGTACCCCTAAACGGGATCTCCCGAGTGTGAACAGTGGCAGTTTCGTATGGTGGGGTTAGGGATGATGACCAACTACATGACGTTACATAGTCGTCAATCCGAATCGTGCTTGTATGAAGCCGAGTTTTAGCCCTACCATGCACTTCGTTTTGCTGTTTAGTGCGGTTTGGGTTGTTTCCTGGCTCGACAACCGTCCCGACACCCCTGACGTGTATTAGCTCAAGGTGGGGCCTGCTTCCGCCGTCTGACCAGTTGTGCCAACGTGAAGAAACGAGTTTTTCATCCGAACCCATAGTTAGTTCCCAATACCAAGCACACGGTGAATTGTCTTGCCCGCATTTCTAGTTGCAACGGTGTTTTCAGAAAGCGCCTTTATTAGCTTGGCTATGTCTTCCTTCTCTATGGTGTCAGTTTCTTCCTTTTCACCCAGAGCCCTCGCCCTGGCTGCATCCAGCCCTCCCTGAACCTGTACCTGGGACTCAATATCTCCAGCACCGCGCTCAAACTTCATAAGCTGATCGGCCTCGTCCATGCTTACTTTCATCATGTCTGCGAGGGCTAGAGCGCCCTCTTCTGGACTTGCTGCCCCCTGCTGGATTGTTTCAACGATGTCTGCTGTGTCCATGCCCTGCATGTTCCTGATTATGTCGTCATAGCTTTCGGCCCCCTCCATCGCCTTTGCTTGAAGCAAAGTCTTCCCGATCGCACCAAAGGGAGACGTGTGCTGACTGACCATGTCTGTAACCATGCCGGTCGTCTTGTTTGCCATATCGGCACCACGGTAGCCGCTAATTCCAAGGCGCATTAAATCGGACTGCGTCTGCGCAAAGGCCCCAACATCCCTTGTAAGCCCCGCCTCTTCCGCCCGAAGAACAGCCTGGGCCTGCTGCTTGCTTAACTCACCAAGGGCCGCACCCGTATATCCATATTGCTGGTTTGTCGCCATTAAGGATTCAATACCGCCAAGACCAACCCTCCCCTGAAGGTCAACAGGGTCGTCACCAAGCGCCCCTGTGGCACCATATTCCGTTTGGGCGCGCATTAATGCACCGATAGCCGTTACGTCAGCACCACCGCGAGTCATCCTTGCGGCAGACCCAACATTAACGTCTGAGAAAGACCGCCCAGCAGATGAAAGCAGTTGCCCACCAAGCCTTATTCGATCCGTGTTCCCGTAGCCCATATTTAAAAAGTCTTGGGTTACCGAGTCTCCAGGCCCCAAGAGGCCCGTGTTAAAGCCTGCCATGTCTATCTGGCCGGCTTGCTCCATCAAACGACCCACCTCCGAAGCGCCCTTACCGTAACTCTCCCCGGCAGCCCTAAGCGCGGAAGAGCCAGGGATAAAGGATGTCATGTCAAAACCAAACTGCTCACCGGGTGAGAAGTAAGATCCTTCAGGGTTAAGAAAACGCGCTGCCGCTGAATGAGCTATGGCCGTCGCACCAATGGCAGGCAAGAACCGGCCCAGGCCACCCAGCATGCGGCCACCAGCCATGCCACCAGCCACACCACCAGCCATAAGAGTTCCACGGCCTCCACCGCCCCTCGCGCCGCCGCCGCCACCAGGACCGCCACGCGACATGCCGGGTCCAACCCCAGGCCCCCCTGGGGCCGAAGCCCCCGAGGTTCCCGCTGGAGAGCCGCCAGGCCCTCCACCCGTGGCAGGTGGGGCAGAAGAAGCACCCCCGCCAGCACCGCCTGCACCAGAGTCTGTCCTGGGAGGATTCGGTGCGGCCCCGCCGCTGGCACCAGACACGCCGCCGCCAGCCCCACCGCCAAAACCAATGTTGGCTGCCGCTTTTTGAAGCTGGTCAACCATATCTTGCAGGCGCTTAATGTCAATTTCTGCCTGCGTCTGGTCAGTTTTTATCTCTAGTACGGTACGATGCCGGTTCTCAGCCATTGGGGCGCTCCTTTTCTGCGCTCCATGTTACCAAGGAAGGGTCGTCTGACCAGAATGCTTTTTCCATTTCATCAATGATTGAGCACCCTGTGTCAACAGGACCATCGCCTACGGAGGGCTTAGATCTGCTGTCCCACTGCTCTTCGGTGAGCCGAAGGAGGGCCGCCTCGTAAAAGTCGGCCTTAGATAAGTGAGGGAGAGTCGGTCGGGAGGGGCATTGTCGTATCGGAGGAAGTGTAAGTCTCAACAATCTCCAGTCTGGACGGAGCCTGATCTTCTCCACCCTGTTCGGGGTGTCCGAGAAAATAGTTGGACTCGTGTACCTCCAAGACACGAGATACCCCATACAGGAGGCTGTCATCTTCTTGTGACCACTGAAGCAACCAGTCTGGGGGCTGCCTAACCTGAACCGCGAGGTTGGCAAGCGCCCAAATCCTTGCCTGGGTGGCAGGCGGAAGCGATAGCCATGCACCACCCCTTGCCATCTCTGACGACATCTTTCCGACAAGGATGCGATCATCCCCGCTCTTGATCCTGGAGACAAGGGTCGCGAAATGCGTATTTCCATCTGGAGCGTGATACTTGACATCAAACTCCCGCTCCCTCGGTACGATAGTAGATTCCTTGTGCCGAACGGTAGACCCGGCCTCATTCTTTAAGGCAAGCAAATCAATAGAATTGCCTGCCATAGAGCTTTCTGCACTCATAGCTTTGTCCTCTAGTCCCTGCTATTTGCGTTCTTAACCAGTCTCGTCTGTCATTCTCTTTGCGTAGAACGTTGCGTTAACTGTAACCACGGATCCCTTCTGGACTTGCCAGTTGCGAGTCTGCGGATAAACGCCCTCTAGCTTAAAGATTGGTGTTCCGTCTGTGGTGTCGATCAGAATTGCTTCCATCGGGGCAAACGAAATCACGTCTGCCGTCTCACCCTTAGCCCAAACACTTTGCTCTTTTAGAGATTCATTCTTAATTCGAACAAAAGATGCTGACATCGAAACGGTTCGTCGAATTGGCTCGTGACCATAAACGTCGATATTTCCAAGTACATCGATAGGAGCATACTCAACAGTCTCTTGAGCGGATACTCCCGTACACCACCCAACTTCCTTGTCTCCAAGGAACAAGACCGCAGCCGCGCCTGATATTGCCTTACCTGTAGCCATATTACGTTACCCTCTATACGGATGGAGTGCGGACAACTTCCGCATTAATGATAATGAAATTGAGCGGCTCGATAACCGCAATTCGAGCGTCTACGCGCAACCTGTCGCCCAAATCGACAACCTGTAGTGCGTCAGCGTCAAAGTTCTTAATGATACCATCTAGAACTTGCTGTCGAAGACGGGTCTGGCAAATGGTTCGAACCAACTGGGCCGTTCCGTTTACGTTTTGATCTCCAATCTTCGTTGTAACAAAGTTACGCAGATCTCGGATACAAGTGTTAAGCGACTCGTTAGCGCTAACCTCACTAAAGACTGGATTGTCGTCTGTAACGTAGGTCGTAACACTTCGCTCAACACGAAACCCGAGTCGGTCTTGAGTCACAATCGCAATGCCGTTGGTAATGAGCTTTTCAGCACTATCCGTGGCGTCCCATGTGTGAACAGTGTCCAGAATATCAACGCGCTTGTGCGTCATCGGAACAGCGGTTCCTGTCCCAGCCTGGATCCCGGCCATCATAAGAGCCAAGTAACAAGCATCAAGAGTCACCTTCTGGTTAAGATGGTCAAGAAGCTGAACGCGCTGTGTGACAATCGCGCCGTGTCGAGTGTTGATGTTGTTGGCAAGCGACACAGAACTATCAACCGTGGCAACGCTTGCTGGAGCACCGTACCAGAAACAACGCTCAGACTTACCAGTGCTGGCCATCTTCTTGCAATGGTCACGAAGAGCAGACGCAACACCGGAAGAGTTATCGGTAATCGTGTCGTTGGCGGCATCGGTGATGGCCACAATGATTTGTACGTTTTGCGCCTCTAGTGCGGTCAAGGCAGCGTCCCAGTCGGACTGCTGTTCTGCGGCGTCCTTAGCCCCGCCTGCCAACGAGAACGTCTGGTCTGAAGGCTTGCTGACGCCAACGCCAGTTCCCTCGGAAATGGTGGCACGGCTAATGGTTACAAGGCTTGAGCTTGCACCAACAACATCAATGATGCGTTGGACATTACGGCTAACGATCTTCTTGTTGCCGACAGCAATAATGTTTGCAGCAGCGCCACCGTAATCGATGGTGTTCGTTAAGATGGTCGATAGCCGTGGGTTTGAAGCGGTAATAACGTACTGGCTTGTTGCCTTTCCGTTGTTGATCTCATCAAAAATTGATTGCAGCTTCGGGTGGCTGGCTGGCGTCATGTTGAACGCATCGTTTTTGACGTGCCAGTCTTTACTTGCATTTACCGCTGACGCATCAGTCGTGTCGGCATCAAAGTAAGATATTAAGATCTTCGTGACGGCGCTAAATGCTGAAGACGTTACTGTCTTTGCGCCTGAGGCAATCGCCTTCGTCTCGGTGGTTTGAGCGCCTGTGCTTTTTAACGTGCCCGTGATGGCAATAGTCACATCCTGGCTCATGCTTTGTGCAACGGCTGCTTCCTCGGCGGCGGCGTTGGTGGCAATGTTGTTCTCAATAATTTTGAACGTGATTGCGCCGTCAAATGCGAGCCCGTTTAAGCCAGACCCCTCAAGGGTAATCGTGTTTGCGTTGCCGTCTCCGTCATCGACACTTGTGTCAATTCGAAATGCCTGCTCAACCTTGAGCCCCGTTTCTGGGCCGAAAGTAAGGTCGGACTTGTTTGCCTTCGAGCCGTTGTAGTAAAGCTCGATGTAGCCGGTATCCTCTAGGTCGCTAAACGTTTCCGTAACGCCATCTCTTGCAAGGGTAAGCGTGTTGGTCGAGGCTGTGTATGTCCCAGTTGTCCGGTTTCCGGTTGGGCCATAAACGCTAGACTTCAGTGAAACCTGAGCCAAGTTGGCGTTTTGCAGCGAATACTGAGCCTGTGATGACTCGTTGATGCTGACAAGGACCGTTGCGCTTGGTCCACCCAATACACGATCATCATTTGATGGTCGGTAGAGTAACTTTGCAACGCGAGCCAGATTTTCATCTGACGCATCGATCGCCGCAAGAGCGGATGCATTGCTAAGTTCTTTTGGTGTGGCCTGCTGTAGGCTTGGGAAGCTGCCGATTACGGCAACTCGATTTAGATCGAGGGTAAATCCCGAAAGGGCCGAAACGTCTACAGTGGCAAACACTCCAGGCCGCCGAGTTGTCGTTCCGCTAATGTTTACTGCTTGAGGCATAACGCTAATTCTCCATGGGGTCTTCTATGCCGCCAAGGTTACCATCTACGGTAATGTCCTTGGAAGCGACAAGTACAGGTTTTCCGGCTGTGGGTACTATTGTTGATTCTATTGTTCCTCGCGATGCCCACCTCTGTACCCTTACATAGGCACCAAGATAGTTTGGCATCAATTCCTCTTCGACCGACAGATCACCACCACCTAAGTATTCAAGATCATGGTAGCCGAGATCATATAGTACATCACGGTTTTGTAACATTATTTGAAGAACCGCAATGTGCAATGCTCTCGTTGTCTCTGGATGTTCGGTGTAAATATGGAACCGAACAAACTGTCGAACCAGCAGGCAAACAGTCCTGTCTAGCTGGTTTGACAGAAGGTTTGATTTGTTTGGATTGTACGTCCCGCCAAAATAATTTATCGGAGCATTTTCTTCTGGCTCGTCGTTGTACTGAACAACAACACACGGCAGCTTTGTTTGTTCTGGAACAAAAGATGGCCTAACCTCCAAATAAGACGCGTCGTCGCTTGGTGCTAATTTAGCACGCCACTCATCCTTGAGTGAGTTTGATATGCCTGGGAAAAGATTGCGCCACGCTGTTTGGTTTGTTGCTATAGCCGCCCATCCCTTTTGAAGGGTCAAAGCAACATGCAGATCAAAAAAACCAACCACCAGTCATTACTCCTTAAAGGGCTACGCGGAAAGCATCGCTAATTGCGGCCCCGACATCTACTTTTTCTGCAATCTTTCTGGGCTTTACGCCTGGTGAGATCCACGGCTTTCCGCGAAGAGACATCATTCTAAATACCACATATTTGGCCTGCATGCGCCCACCGTATCCGGCAACTTGCTTGATCATGCCTGCTAGCGGGTCCGTTGCATGGGCCGGTCTAATTGTTGGCCTTCCAACATCTAAACCTACGATGTCTGGGCTTGCTCGGATCTTTTGTGCAAAACCAGACGGATCTGGGAGTCTTCCGCCGTAACTCATGGTCCCATCTCCGCGCATGACGGTCGGCTTAAGGCGTTGAGCGGCTGCAACAGCGGATGCACCGCCAAATCCAGCAATGTCTCCCTTTGACCGCCTAAACGGAATGGCTACGTGGTCTTGTATCTTGCCCGTTCTGGGGTTTTTCCACGGGAGAACAAACTTTCTTACGTCGTATGGTCCGTAACTGCCAACACCAGAGGGTCCCATCCCTTGCTCAACAATGTTTGGCAAAACACCAAGAAGAACAACCCTTACGCGGTTATGCTTAACGTCATCAACCATAACGTTCTGCTTGTAGACCCGAAGGGTGCTTTTAAGTAAGCCGCTAGCTGCCTGTTTCCACCTGTTGGCAAGAAGATCCCCGAGGATCCTCAACCGGCGACGACGATCAGACATACGCATTTGCGTAATCCGCATCAAGTCTATTCGCCTGTACTTATTTTCAGCCATTTTCTGTGCCGGTTATGAAGTCCAGCCACGCCAAAACCTTTGTCGGCAGGTTTGTGAACGCCGGAGATGGAACGTTTTTCTTTATATTTGTATCACGAAACTGATACGGAAAAGTTTTAACCACGTATCTAGGGTTCATGTAATACTGAACGGTGTAGTAGTGCCCCACAGATGGTGCTGTCCCCGCTGTGTCCCCAATGGTCCAATTAACCTGACCGTTGCCGTTGACGGTAAAATCAACACCTGGGGCAAGCTCTCCTGCAACGATTGAGCCTGTAGCGCCTGCCTTTCGGCATGAAAGCACGCCAAGCTGCTTTGTTTCTGAGACGGTGGGGTCAGCCACGGTTCCGACCTTTAGGCTTCTGGTAACGATTGGATACCTTAAGCTCTCGACCGTGGCCGCCCTTTTTTTTCGTTCTCGGTACACCATAACATTGCTGGTCATAGTGAATCTGTCCATAAAGCCTGGTAAGTGCTCCGGCAAAAGGGTTAGCTGAAGCATCCCAGATGCGTGCTCCCCGTAGATTGCCCACCTTTTAGGATCTCTGCTTGCGTCAGAGACAAGGACCCGAACCGACTGAGAACTATGGTAGATAACACCACGCCCCTTGCAGGCCGTGCAACTCACCGTTTTTTCCCGAGTGTCGATGGTGAAGTCACCATCAACAGTGCTTATCTGCCTCCCGCACGGGCACAGGTTTGCCATCTCCCAAGTAACGTCGTGTCCGTACTTGAATATGTTTTTACGAAGCTCGTCATGCTGGAAGTCTGAACGAGGTCCGTTTTTCTTCGGCTGCAACCCAGGTAATGTAGGCACTTTACTCTCCTACATGGCCGCCAGGTGTGGAACCCTGTATTTTCTCTTTATGGAGTGTAGCAGGCTCTCTGCACGCTTCTTGTAAGATATCACTCGCGCACCGTATCCGGCATTGGTTGCGCTGCTTGTGGTCGAAAGGCTTGTGGAAAGACCGTCCATAGAGATGCTTTTTGAGGCTACACCAGCGCCCGCAATGAGATCGCCCGCAGTGTCCAGCGGAAGTATTGAGGCAATGAGGCAGATAAGGTCTAGGATCTCTGGGGGGTATGGGTACGTAGTCCCGTCAAACCCAGCTTTGTACTCAAACCTCAAATAAAGAGGTATGTACGCCCCGCCCGCTAGAAAGCCTGGGACGATTGTTGGCTGCCCACCAGCGCTGGCGGTTAAGTCGTAAAACTCTGGACCTGGAAGGAATTGAACCTGGGCACCCATGTCGCTTGAGATGTGGACCATCGTGTTCGACAGGGCAAACTTATCAAATCCACCGAATTGAACGTATACCTTTACGACCTCTCGCAGGGGACGCCTGTCTAGCTGAAAAAGGTAGTAGCTGTTGGCGTGACCTGGGTCTACATCGTGGCGCTCGTCATACGTGGTTAGGCCGCGAAGGATTATATCCAGGTCTGTCTCTACGATGCTGGTCGCAGAGTTTATTGCCGCCTCAAAAAGGCTATCTGGAAAAGCAACACCGTCATCGTCTGTGAGATCAATCCCGTAGAGGTATCTCTGCTTGAGATACGCCACTGTTATGGTGTTTGTAATAGACAAACCAGGCCACCTCTAGGACGGGGGGAAACGATTTTCACAAATTTTAATTACTATGACAGAGAGCCGCCAGCATATCCCATAATTTGCCACGCAGATCCGGTCCATATGAGGGTAATCATCCCGCCAGCAGCACTAAATGTGAATGTTGAGGACGATCCAGCCGCCGAAGTCATCGTGGCGTCCACGTCACAAGCATTTGTTCGTGCCACACAGAAAATCTGCTTTATTGTCCCAACAGTTGCTGCGTTTGCCAGCGTTGTCTGACATGTAGCGCCACTGCTATTGAGGAGCGACACCGTTGTCAGCGGGCTCAGGGCACCGTCAGCAGTCTTAGTCTCTGTTCCGTGAATAAGCGCACCGCTAATCGTGGTGTTTGCCTGAAGTGTCAGGTCACCGCCGCTCGGAAGGACGGTAAGGTCACCGCCTGAGTTGACCGTAAAGTCGGATGTGTTTGACCCATCATAGGCCAGCCTCATCTGCGCAGTTCGAGTGTCTGTAACGTGCAGTGTTGCATCGGGATCAGTTTCTCTAATGCCGACCTTTTGAGTGTCATCAATGAAAATGGCGGTGGCAAGCCCAGACCCGGTGTGGGTAGAGATTGTCATCTTCCCTTTGGTGTCATCCGCCGTTCCGCTGTGAGCCGTCTCAATCTGCCCAAGAGCCGTGTCTGCGTGGTCCTCAAAGATAATCTTCGACTCGCACCCGCCCTCGCCGTTTTCAGCCGTGCTGTTTTTGAGGGTCATGTATGGCGATTCACTGGTCACCTGGACCTGTGTGCCTGGGTCGTTAGTCCCGATGCCAACCTTGTTGTTGGTAACCACAAAAGTGTCGGCACCACCGGATCGAAGATGAATACGGGCAAACGCGGTATTCGTCCTACCAATCTTAATGCTGTCAACGCCAGAGTCACCAATAAGCATATTGGCGTCGGCCCTAATCGTTAACGAGCCTGCGGTTGTGATGTGCGCGGTGCTTATGGCGGTAGGGCTAAGTTTGATGTCTCCGTCAATCTCTAGCGGCACTGACGGATTCTCAACACCAATGCCAACCTTGCTATCGGAAACAACAAGGTCGTTATCTCCACCTGACCGGACGTATACTTTTGCCAGCGCAGTGTTTGTTCGTCCAATCCTAACGGCGTCTGCGTCATTGTCACCGAGCCAAAGCGCGTCACTGCATCGAAGCCGGAATGATCCCGCCGTAGTCATGTGGGCGGTACTGATTGTGGTAGGAGCTAAGTTTATGTCGGCATAGCCGCCTGCCAAAGCGATGCTTTGGTTGAAGGTCCAAGAGTCTGTGGCGTTCTTCCAGACAATGGTCTTGTCGCCGTCGCTTGACTTTAGAGTAATTCCGCCACTGTCAACGCCTGCGTCATTTAGCGCAGCACCGCTGGGCGAATGGGCAAGCTCGATGTTCTTATCGTCAACCGTCAACGTGGTTGCGTTAACAGTTGTGGTCGTGCCGTTTATTGTAACGTTGCCGGTGGCGCGATCGATTAATATGGCATCTACGTCGCTTGAGGCATCCGAGTCGGCAGCGTTGTGAACACCAATGGCGACCGTGTTGGTTCCGCCGTCATGCTTGATATACCCACCCTGGAAGTTTCTTGAAGACCCGCTCTCGGTGACACGAACTGTAGCGTCGTCTCCAGCACCGGATGAGATGTTTAGATCTACATCCTGAAACGTGCTATCGATAGTGCCAACGTCTTCACGCAACTGACGTAAACGCTTGGCCGGTTGAAGCGCATAGGAGGCACCGGATTCGTTGTCAAGGGTTGTGGCCTCTGCCGACGTAAGGTTTGTTCCGGTTGGGTCTGCCATTTTCTACCCCTTCTTCTTTTGCGCTTTGCGCTTTACCGTTGTTTTTGTTTGAGTTCTTTTAGCTTCGGGTTGAGCCTTCGGTGCCTTTACCTCTACGGGGGCATCGAGATCTACCAAGTCTTGCATCCGGCGAAAGTCAAGCAGGTCCGCCTCTGCCGGGTCGGGTCTGACTATACCATCAGCACCTATTTGGTAGGTATTTTTACCCACCAATAGTGTAGCAAGCGCCATTTTTAAGTGTCGCCAAGCCATGTTCTATTTCTTCTTGAATGGTTTTTTGGAGGCAGCTTTTTTGGGTGCGGCCTTCTTTGGTGGCTCTGCTTTTGCGGCAGGCTTCTTTGCTGGCGCAGCTTCCTTTTTTGCAGGCGCTTCGCACTCTACAAACTTCCAGCTTTCGGGCGCAACCTCAACCATGCTTTCAGCCTTGCTGGGATCTGGATTTCCAGAGACGTTACCGCTGGCGTCTATTTCGTGCAAAACACCCTTAATGCTTACCTTCCGTGGAAGCGGAAGAGGCCCTATGTATTTTAATTTCTTCATGTCACAAATCCCCCAAAAAAAAACAGACATAGGGGCCAGTTAAAAAACCAGCCCCTATGTCTGCATTAACTAGATACCAACCTTGCAGTTACCGAAGATGAAGTTCTTGGAAGGAACTTTAACAAACGGTGAACCGAAAAGCATAAGCAGGAACGGTACGCTCGTGTTGGTTTGCGCCAATGGACGACGCAAGAAGTCGAGCAACTGTGTCCAAATCATAACATCAGGCGTGGCTTGCAGGATGAACGCAGGAGCAGTTCCGGCACGCATCTTGAAGTCATCTACAATGACCGTGTTTCCACCAGACTTGGCAGGAACATCAAATGCCCACTTGTAGTCACCAGCATTCGTCGATCCGCCTGGTGCGGTTCGGTATACTCGGTAGTACAAGTTTGTGACGGTCAAGCCGTTGTCTGTAATGGTCAAACTCACACCACGGCTATCAGCATCAAGAGTTACAGTGTCAACATCAGAAGGTTCACTGTGACCTTCCGCATTAACAGACATAACCTTGTAGCTTACAGCACCAGCATCAGAAGCGTCCGCCGTTCCAGCGCCGTCCTTAAGCCCGTTCACGTTAGAACCAGCACCGCCGTAATCACCAAGTCCGGCAAGAGCACCAGCATCCAGTTCCGCAAGGGCAACAGCAGGTTTAGCCAAAGCAGCGCTTGAGTTGGGATTAGTTGCAGCACTTGGAGGAGTCTGCGGAGGCAGGAGGAGGGGGCAGCTATGGATTGGCACAGAACCAGTTGGGCCAGCAATTTGAAGCTGTCCTTGGTAGAGTGTCAAAGGAGCCCCAACGTTTGCTTCCAGTCCAAAACGGGCCTTATTGAATGCCTCTTGCTGTAGTGCCGCGTAAGTACGTGGCTCAACAAGAATGGCAGTCGGGATTCCGTAGTTTGGAGCGGAGTAGACGCTGTAGATCCCTTCCAGCAGCTTCTGCGAAGTAAGAGCAGCGCCCTTAAGGTCTTCGTAATTGCTATCGTTAGCACCAACCTTAACACTTACTGTTTGGTTAGCGCCGGGAAAAGAAACCTCGCCAATCTGACCAAAGATTCCGTCAAAGTGGAGGTCGCTAAGTCCAGAGTTTGCCCAGAAAAGGCTACGCTCTAGCTTACCAAGAAGCGATGTCGTTCCAGCTTGAGTCTCAAGAGCGAGTCCCTGCTTGCTGACAGCGCCGCCACCAATGGTGTTAACCATGGTTGCAACGTCCGTGATTTCACGAAGCTCGGCCAAGTAGCGAACCTTGACGCTCTTACGTGCGTATTCTGCACTGGAGCGAATGTTCTTTCCACCTTCAGCGATGAAGGGGTCAAGGTGTAGCGAGCCGTGCTCGTTCATCACGATTGCTTCGTGAACGGTGCTTCCGACAGGAACCTTGGGGAGCATGCGGAAGAATTTAACCATGCTTTCCGTGAAGGTTGCGGAGTCAAGAACAGTCTGAATCGACTGTGGAATAAGAGGTGCGAAGTCGCTTGCCGACGTAGTCATTGGCGTCGGGTGACCAGCAGCAGCACCAGCTTTGTAGAGCCCCTGTGTTTGAAGGGCCTTATTAAGTTCTACAAGATCGCGAACGGGAACCTGGCTCCCACCCAGACCTTGTAATCCATCTAGAGTCAACATTATGCTCTCCTTAGAGGCTGTACCGCTGGGCAATAGCGGCTGGGTTTATACCGGATTCCATCGCTGCAATCGCGTCATAGAGTTGACGCTTACGCACATCGTTAGTTTCTGGCAATTTCAATTCGCCAAGAGCTTTCTGAACTAGATCACCCTCAACAGATACAGCAGCCTGAGCAGGCTGCTCAATTACATCTAACTCGGCTACGGAACGCCGTTGAACGGGCTGTCCGAGAGCTTTGCTGACATCATCAAGTTGGCTACGAAGGCTGCTGATAACAGCGGCCTGGTCTTTCATAGCCTTAGCTAACGTTGTTACGCTGTTAGCCATCGTGCCGTAGGCCTTAGCCATTGCACGGTGGTCTTGGGCTACTTCGCGAACAATAGCGTCAGCAGACTTAGCGATAACGTCAACAAGCGGCCATGCTTTACCCATGTCCTCATCTTCGTCTTCGTCTTCGTCTTCTTCTTCTTCGTCGTCTTCGTCTTCGTCTTCATCCGCCTCATCAGCATCTTCATCAGCGTATGCTTTTTCCACGGTTTCGACGGGTGTCGTTACAACTTCTTCTTCCTCGGTTATTTCACCGAGACTCTTTTTGATGGCTTCCATAGCAGCATCAATCTGCCCAGGCGTGACTACGTCATCTACAACTTCGCCAGCTTTCACGGCTTTGGCAATGATGTCGTCCGCGACTTGAGCGTCGATACTGGCTGCTGAAAGCGCCCTACGCAATTCGGTTGCGCTGCTCATGCTACCTCCAATTAGGATTTCTTATGCCGCAGTGCGGCGACTACTTGAATACCTTGCGTCCAGCTTAAGCCAGGCATTGACTTAAGAACGCGAGTTACCTCCAGATCCTCAACACTGAGGTCCTTTAAGAACTGCTCCTTTACAGAGCCGATCTCAAAAGTGGCCGTGGAGATACGACCACCCTCTCCACCCTGAAGGCTTTGAGGAATTAGGGGCTGAAAGCTGCCGGTATGGTTAACACCACCCTGCGGCACGGGATAACCAGCCATAACGCTACGCATGAGCGGCTCCCACCATGTTAGATTGTTTTTAGGTCGCGGGCTTATGGCTACACTGTAAACCTTAGCCTTCTTGATGGTGGCACCATCACGCTCAACAACTTGACCCTCAATAGAGAACCCAAGACGACGAGTTCCGCCTGCCTTTTTCATTGCAAGGGCCTTGCCGTATACGGTTTTTCCAACAGGGTCTGACAGATAAATCAAACCATCAACAGTTGTTGCCTTAACACCGTCAATCTCGGTGGTCTTAATGTTTGTTGGCTCTCCAACAATGTTCCCGACGCTCATCGGGTGCTCGTATGTAAAGTATCCGTTAGACTTAAACCATTCCCAGTCAAGCCCCTCCTGAAGGACAACCTCTCCGTCTGCATCGATCTGTTCGGTACTTGCAATACCGCCGATCTTTCCAGTCTTAGCCTTCTTACCGGCCTTCTCCACATCGTCTGCGTTATGCAGTTCGAATGGCGACCATAACCTAAATATGTCTCCAGCTATCATACGGACATCCTAAAAAAAAAGGGGCGACCATTAAAGATCGCCCCCGAGTGGCCTGAAAAGCATACTGAATCAGTGCGATATCAGATGTCAATAAATTTAGAACCGCAACATCACGACGACAGCTAGAACGGCCTCGGTGGGCCAAGAATAGACGATTGCGTCCGTTTCACCGCAAGCATCCGCTCAAAGTTTTGCTTGTGATAACCAGCTATCACTTTCTGCAACTTGGATATGGCAAGAACCGACTCAACCCTCACAACATTAAACCCGCTAGAAACAGCAACGTCTTCGTTTTGCTTTGCGTATTCAACCTGGCGACGGTTTTCAATCATCTCAATCTGCATCGTTCCGCACAGTGATGGGATCATATACTCTTTCTTGTCTGGGAGCTTTGCGGCACGCCCGATATCTATGATCTGATCATGCTCTGGATACCAAACGTCAAACAAGTCTGTACCCTTGCTGCTTCGCCTAAACCATCCACCAGTGCCGTCGTTCACCGGAAGCCAGCCAACACCAGGGGCGTGCTTTGGGTTTCCGTAGTCCGCAAGCTCACCGTTAGCTTCAGGAAGAAGGGGGTGAACTTGCTTCAACACCTCTTCCATCTTCTGCTGAAATGGACCCTTTGATTTTTCCACTGGCTTGCTCCGTTGTTGGCGAAACCTGTTCAACAGCTTCCCTGCCTTAACCGCAAGGTATGCCTGGTCCTTGGTGTATCCGTCATCAAGAAGACGCCTAACGGCCTCATCTTCATCAGCATACTGCAAAAGACGCGAAGCTCTTCCCATTAGAGCCTGTACCACGTCACCCGGCTTGTCGGATCGGTCGTGATACGGCCTTGTGTGCTCAGGGTCTTCCCACTTTCCGCCACGAGGGCCGTAATATATTTGATCACTCAAAAGCAACCACCACTAAGCCGGGACTTCGCCTGGAACCTTCCAAGAGCGTTTTTTCTTCTTCTTCTTTTTCTTCTTTTTGCCGCCCTTCATGTCGTCGCCATCATACTTGGGAGACATTTTAGAAGGAGCGTCAGCGCCACCGTTAGCATCCATAGCCTTGGCAACCTGAACAGCGTCAAAAAGCGTCATTCGATCTGTCTTGTTCATCTCTAACTCCTGGGACTTGCCCATTTTTTGTTTTTTTATCTCTTTGTTGAGGTCGTGTCGAAGAAACTCAAGCCGACCATAATTCCTCGTGGCGGCCTTTTCCTTTTTTGTTTTTTCATTCCACTTCTTCTTGCTGTTTTCGCCGCCGGGGGCGTCCGCCAAAACCAAGGATGCCTCCTCGGCCAGATCCCTAGCCGCAGTCGCATCCTTCAGGGTGATGCTCTTCTTTCCCGCCAGCTTGCCTGCAAGGCGAGAGTCGATAAGAAGCGTACGGGCATCCTCGGCTAGTTCTTCCTTTTCTGCCCTGATTCTCGACCCCTTCATCTCCGCAATAGCGGCAGAGGCCTCGTCCCGAAGCAAACGGCTTACCTCGCCCATAAGGTACTTAAAACCCTCAATGCCGTCAGTGCTAACAACCTCTGGCCCAGCGCTCGACCCTTCATGATCATCCTCAGGCTTTGCCGTGGGCCTGCCAACTGCAACAGGGACCCATCCCTGAGCGGTTTTTTTCTTCTTTACACCGCCGTGCGTTCGGATAGTCCCGATAGGAAAAGACCTTCCCTTTAATAAGAATGACTGAAATATGTCTGTTTTCACGTTCATGTCCCAAATTATTGGTTGTTATTTCAACACATACAACAGCGAGTATCTATATTTTTATAGTACCGCACAGGGCGGGAGCTAAATCAAACTCTTGCCCTCTTCCGCTTTCCGCCAGAGCCGTTGTAGGCAACAAGCGGCAAAACGGTTGACGACTTACACTCAGGACAGCGCGTTTCGGCAAACCCATCATTGCGTATGGCGACAAGTCTGCTGCGAACGGTAATCTTGAGCTTACCATCCCTGAAGGATCCGATCGTTGCGTCACAATGCTCGCACCGAACCGTTCCAATGTGGAATTTTGGCTCTCTCACTATGCCTCTCGACGGGGGGTTCGGTTTTTCACAAGTTTTTCCTTCTTACCCATCCTAATAGCAACAGCTATTGCTTGCTCGTATGGGTAACCCTCTTCAAGCAGTTTTCGTATTTTTCGTCCCACAAGGTCTGCGGCCTTAGACACCTTTTTCTTCTTCTTCCTCTTAACGGCTGTGCCAGACATGACGGCACCCAAAAGCATTGTTGAAAAAGACGAATCTGCTTTCTTTACGGATTTAAGCCCTTCTTTGTGGTCAGACAACTGCTCACCGGACCACCCAGGGACAGCACCATGGTCGCCATCTGGCACAAGATTTTTCTTGTTGAGCTTCTTTGCAAGCTCGGTAAACGCCTGCTTGTCTCTAATTACAGCGACTTGCTTTCCCTTGCCCTTACCTTTTTCCGGCTTGGCATAAAAGCCCTGCCTTCTTTCTACGCTTTCTGGTTTTTCGTATTGAGTGCCTCTCTTGAGGCTGCTTCGAATGTGGTCGTTCAGGAGCTTTCCGTGCGGCGTCTTGTTGTCGAAGTCAACAGTCCAAACGTCACCACGGCTTTTAATGTCAAACCCGGCAGCATGAATCTTTGCGGCAGACTCTCGATGCTTCGTGTCTTGCTTTGCTTCGCGAGTGCGACCAACCGCCTGCCTTGTCTGGTGGAAAATGTCTCCCCCAGCTTGCAGGTTTTCCATGTAGTCCTTGAAGGCGGATCGAGTCAGTTCTGCCACTGGGTCGTCCGTCTTACCATCAGTTGAGGCCGCAGCAACACCATCAACTCGCTGGTCGTGAGTACCCTCTGAATTGCTAAACTCCCAGTTCTGCAAGTCTCTAGCGTCAGGGTTTGAGCCAGCATCTCCGGCAACGGCAGCGCCCATAGTCCTTAATTTTGCCGCAACAACCTCGCCGACGCGCTGCTCACTCTCATGATCCCCAACAAGATAGATCATGTTTGTGTCTGACATGCTTCCCATTCTGTGGGATCTACCACCAAGCTGCTGGTGCTCAACCGCCGTATAGGGAAGAGACAGATTGATCTGCGTCCTTGGCCTGTCACCAGTTTCATCGTGAAGGCTAAGGCCTGTTCCGCCCTTAGATATTGTTGAGATCATCAATTGTTTCTTGTTGGACTGATAATCAGCCGCCTCTTGTTTTGCGTCTGATTTTGCCGCTCCGTGAATCTCTGCAATCTTGTCTGCGCCAATGTGTTTCGACATTTGCGCTTTGACCTCTTCGATTGGGTCAAAATCTGGCATCGTAGCAATAAGCTCGTTAATACTAGCCGCCGCTTCTTTCCCTTTTTCGGGATCAATGCCAAATTTTGCCTGACCTTCCGAGCTAGAAAGCTGCTTCGCAAACGATTTTAACGGTGCATGATCAAACTTTTTGAAAGAGAAATACAACGCAGCATTCCCGCCCTCATCTATTGCCTTTTTTGCATGTCCGATTGCATCCTCAACCTTAACGCACTCCCACATCTGACGACGCCAGATGCTCATCATGGCCCCCGCGTTGAACGCCTTCACTCCAGAATTAATAGCAATGTCACGGATCTGTTCAGCAACCTCAAAAGCCTTTGAGTGCTCTGGGCGCATCTTGTCAGACTTAATCTCCTGAAAGCTCGCCTTGAGTGTTTTGTCCAGGTTGGGAGAACGTCGAACGGTCATACCGTTATGCGTCATGTATGCGGCAACAGCGACGAGCGGTGTCGGATCGTCAGACCTGCCTATGTTTGACGTTAGGTCGCCTGGAGGCTCCCCACCTCCCCCAACGCTTGCACCCAAAGATGCCGCCCAGGACGTAAACTCTGCACCGTCACTGAACATGCCCATCTTTCTCATGTAGTGCATGTCTTTAAAATCCGTAAAAGGAGTTGCGCTCATATACATGATCTTGTCTGACAAGCCCTGTAACTCCACACACGCCTGCGCCCTAACCCCGTCAGGGTTTGACATGCTGTGAGACTCATCAAAGACAATAAAGTCGAAGCCGTTCTTAAACTCATCCCTAAGAATGTGACGCCTTTTGGGGTCACCCTTCTTGTCCATTACCGGGTTTCCGTCATCATCAAGAACAGCCTCAGTGTCGTAAAGCTCCTCGTATGAGGCAGTATATATGCCGCCCTTTGACGTGTCTTCACCAAGGGCGTTCTTTATCTCCATGTCGTAGAGGCTTGCATCACCCTGCAACTGAACCTTTAGCTGGGCCGCATTTGTGGTTGGTACAACATAGAGAGTGCGATCTGGAGCCGACTCCTTGATCGTGGCAAGGGCTGTAACCGTCTTGCCTAGCCCCGTCTCATCTTGCAGCATAAACGCATCTCTTTTTTCGAGTGAGTTTATTGCCATTTGAGCGCCCTCTGCCTGGTGCTTTCTTAAGCCCGTTTTTGCGCCCTGGGGGTTTGAAAACTTTAGAACATCATCTCGTAGGTTTACCTCGATGTCGCCAACAAGGTCGTCGTGAAGCGTCTGTGCAACCTCACCCTTTTCCCCACCCCATGCTTTCTCGGAATCAAACATGCTCATGTTGTAAACGCCATACGAAGCGGCGTTTTCCATGGCCACCCTTTGCTGGGCGGGAGATCCATAGCTCATGGTGTCAACTATGCGTTTCCTTAGCTTGTTCTTGTGGTGGCTAATTGCACCCTTGTGGTCTTCCTGAATCTTTTTAGTCAAATCGGACATGTCATGCTCAGTAACATCCCCAGTCTCACTGTGCTTAACCTTTACCTTGCCATCTTTTGACTCCAAAACCTCTAGGTGTGCATGGCCATCCTCATGCTTAACCTTGATTTTGTTTCCCTCCTTAAGGTGTTCCTCGTCACCAACGTACTTCCTGCCACGCTTAATGTCGTATATGTACCTATACTTTGGAGGGGGTCTTTTGTTTGGTATCCGCATAATATACTTATGCGTCCGAGCCTTTTCGATCAGGAAAAGGAACGGGTTTGAGTCTGCATCAAGGGTATCGACAGCCTCATGCTGGCCGTCTTCGTCGGCAGCCTCTGACTTAACAACCGGAACCACCCGATAAAGAAATTCATCGAAAGATGGGTGTGGCGATTCAGCATTCGCTGTGGCGTTACTTATCGCCTTCTTGAACGGGCTTTTCATCGGGGGCTTCCTCGTTATTATCTCTGCTTTTAATTAACTTCTGCACAAGGCTGTCAACCCGGCCCCTCCCTTTTGGACCTAGCGACCAGTAACCTAAAATGTCGTTTTGGGTTGAAAGGACGCCGTCACTACCAACCCCTTTATCTTCATCACTCATCAAAAACCTCTGCCACAAGTATCCAGTCATCATTAAAGGCAAAATTTGGCGGTACAACCTGTGTATCACATCGGCAATTTGGATGCACCGGCCAGATTGTTGCTTGCCACTGGGGTGCCTTCCGCCCAACATTAGTTCCATTCTCAACAAGATCACGAACAAGAAATACCGCAGGCTTTCCCTCTTGTATAAAAAGAGACTTGCAATGCTGACACGCAGAGGGCTCTGGCACCCTCGCAACCATAGCGCGGTCGCCGTAAATCTTCACGGCCCCGATAACCTGCCCGTCATTGTAAGCGCCCTGCATCTCTGTTTGTGCAATGCGTAGCCAGTCCCTGCTCCACTCTCCGGTCTTGTGGCCAAGGTTGCTTGCAACCTTTTTTGCCGCCTTTCCCCGCAAGACGCCGTCTGAAGTCTCAGCCCTGATTTCATCAATGGTGGCCTGCCTCTTTAGCTCATCTACCGGGCGAACGATGTCCTCCTCCTTCCAGGCCTCCATGACTATCGACCGTCCGTCTTCGCTTATTTTGTTTCCAAGACCTCGGACATACTCGCCGCTTCGCTCTCTCGCCTGCTCATACGCTGCGCGGTGAGAAGTGCCGAGCCTTTCTGGGACCATGGCGGCCATTTGCTCAGTTACGCTTTCCGGCGGCAGCGGCTTGTTTGTTGTGGGAACACCTATCGTATCTTCAGCCCCCCCATCAGGCTGTGACGCTATCTCCCTCCCTATGATGCCAATCCACTTTTTTACTGGCCAGCGCCTCATTTTTTGAACGGATTCTGGTGGTGCTGAACTCATTACGGCGCTCATCTGTATAACAAACTCAACCGGGTCCATGAGCCCGGCGCTTGTCTTTAGCCCCAACCTCCCGACATCCGACCGTTTTAAGTATCCCTTCTTGATTAAGAAACTTAAACGGTCTGGCGTCGTTGATGACTCGCCAAACATCTCCACAAGAAACGCCTCGTGGTGCAGCGCCGCAACCTTTGCGGCATCATCGCCTGCATCGAATGCACTCATCTGCTTCGCCGCCATGGCTTCATTCCGCCAAAGGCCCTCATGACCATTGCCTGAACATCGTCGTCGGAGTATATCGACGCAACCTTGCCGTCAGACTTATCGACACCGCCCCCTTGCTCGACAGCCTTTGCCATGTCAGAAACCATAGTCTTCATCCTCTGCTCGTAAGCCTTGGACATCCTGCTAACAAGCTCGGTGATGGCATCGACAGTTGCATCTACAGGCACCTCTGATTCTGACGGGAGGCCAAGGGCCTTCTGCACCATTACTTCCATCTGGTGTTGACATGCGTGTGCGGCACGCTCCCACTTATCAAGTAGCTCTAGTGGGTCCGTATCTTCAAATTCGCCTGGGAAAGACTCCTCAACCTTTATCTTCACACTACACCTCCACAACAAACGCTTTGTTGTCGCGATATCGAAGCTGCTTCTTTGCTCCCTTCTTGAGTGCTGTGAGTGGTGTGAGGCTCCCTGAGCCAATTGATTCTTCGGCCTTTCCAACCAGCGCCTGCGTTAGTAGGTCCATGCCCTGCTCTCCAGAGAAGTCAGGCTGGTCGTCCTGGCCATCAAACTCAAACATGGGTTGATCGCCCTCCTGACCACCCTCCATTTCGGGGCCGCCCTCCATCTCTTCTGGCATCATCCCTTCTGGCATCATCCCTTCTGGATCCATCCCTTCAGGGCCGCCCTGCTCTGCCATCTTCTCTTCCTGAAGCATTGCAAAGGCACTGTTCATGTATGTTGGGTCAAGAATCATGTCTGCCAGCGGACTGTCTAGCGGCTTAAGGTCATGCTCCTGGCGGATCTCATTAATCGTTTTAAAGTTACGAATAGCCTTTAGGTCCATCTCGATCTTGTCCTGCTCAGACACAGAATCAAGACCAACAAACTCAAGCTGGAAGTCTTCGTGGTATGGATAAACAAAGTAATTGTTTAACCACTGCTGAAGAGAGCGGAGGACTGGCCGAAGACCACGCTCCTTCGAAGCCACGATCCTCTGGGCTGGACCCCCCTGGGATAATGAGGCTTGCTGATTCTCCGTCCCGAACACAAACCCAAGCTCTGCCGCATCCATAGAGAAAACAGCACAAGTCAGCTTCATAAGAAAGCCGACAAACTGCATGTACTCCATATCCTTGTTTGTCTGACTAAGGTTGACGGCCTGGATCTCCTCTTTCCGCTCTGGGTCAAGCTGAACAATCGGTGTCCGCTTGGCGTTCGCAACACCCGTCATCATTGACATGACCTGTCGCTTAAAGGACCGAAAAGTCTGTGCGGTCATGTTGCTTTTAAGCGCGAGAATAGTGCTTGTGTGGACACCGTTCGTAAAGTTAACGCTGTTGTATGTCTGGGCGTTTGCAAGGTCTGTAATGACCTTCATTAGCTCCTCAAGCTCTGGGTATCCGTAACCGTTAACCCACAGGGCCGTCCTCGGTCGCCGGATCCCCCACCCCATCTCCTCGTGTCGGAAATCAGCAACAACCTTGCCGTGTATCATTTGGACGTATGATGCTTCTTTTTCATCAAAGAGGGTTCTTCGCCCCCTGTCTGCGTCAGCCGATTTCGGCTTCGCTCTTCGGACTGTAGCAGCATCAACCGCAACAAAGCCAACGGGCCTTCCACCGCGACTTCTAAGAACTTCAAAATTTGCCTGGTCATAGGTAAGACTGTCTCTCATCAATGCGCGAACGAACGCCTCAAACCCACCCTGGCCGTATTTGCCGCCAGCCTGAAGAATCATATCCTCAATCTCGCGTGACATTCTGTCTGTGGCCTTGCTGGACTTCTGACTCGGATCGCGAAGAGTAACCCTAAACCCGCTCCCATATGGGCTAGACTGCGGAACCGCAAACTCAGCAATTTGCTGAATCCTTGTCTGAATAATAGCGCCAATGACCGGAAGACGGCTCATCGAGTAAAGCTGGTCGTAGTTTAAGCCATACGTCCCAGGGTGGGCCGTTGAAGGGGTTTCGGCAAGGTATAGCTGCTCATAATAATGAGGGTCTATCTCAAACGCTGTTGGCTCTGGTATGTCCAGGCCAAGCGAAGACTCCTCCTTCTTACCCTTGTTGTTTTTTCCGCGACGGCGATTTCTAGCCACTTAATGCACCCTTTCCTTTTTTTACAGAAGACTCTCTGGAAGTAAGTACGAATCCATCTGGTCTGGCTCGATAATGTTTTCATCTTCTTTTGTCCAGCCCCACGATCTCTTGCCGGGCATCTTCAGAGACATCATTTTCTCCAAAATCAAAGCGGCCTTCTTGTTTTTGGTTAAACCTTCCATCCCCTTAGCCTTTCCGAAGAAGGTCCTGGCCTTTTCTTCGCCCACGGCAGTGGTTAGCCATCCATATATGACTGCCGGGTGTATATAGGACTCCTCGGCTGCCGCTGGGCTGTTGTTTAGCTTATCAGAAACAATCGTGCTTACCTCTGTAATCTTGCTAAGGAGTAGCTTGGTCTGCTTCTTGTCGCCTTTTGGAAGCGGAGGGGGTGGCCCCTGTAATGCCGCGAACGCTTCGGCAGCATAAAGCGTAGCATTAGCCGTTCTAAAGTCGTGGTTTTTTATGCTCTTCCCAAACCCGTGCTTTTGCTTCATCACCTCCAGGTCCTTCTCCTTAACCTCCGGCCAAAGCATGTCATCACCAGACTTACCCTTCATTTTTTGCTTCATGTATTGAGCGACGTTCCTGTCCTCAATCGTGAAGATGTTTTGCTGCTTCTTTTTTCCAACAAAATCCAAAGACACAACATCGCCTTTGATTTTGATGTTTTTGGCTGCAATCGTCAGCGCCCCACGGGTTCCAAACTCCTCGAAGTGCTCCATCCCCCCCTTTCGTATTCCTGTCATCGCCATCAATGATAGCGCACATGCCGTTGATCGATCCTTGTCTGACAGCTTTTTGTTTCCAGTATCATCGCTGAACACAGTTCGCGCCTCCTCAAGAACCTCAAGGACTTTGACAATCCGATCAAACTTTTCTCGACCGCTGCATCTTTTGTATTCGGCAGAATACCCGTACTTCCACTTACCCTTAGGCTTTCCGGTTTTTGGGTCCTTCTTGCCGCGAGTCATGTCCTTCCACTTGTAGCAATACTTGGACGCATGGTCTTCGGGGTCGATGTCTTCGAACTGGATTTTTTTGAAGTTTGCCTTCTCTGGAGGAGGATCCATGACGCCAAGGTGCCCGTACTTTTCAAGTACCTGCTCTCTGTTCTTGGGCGTTCCCTTAAACTTGGCCCCGGCCTTATCGTCCTTGGCTTTGCCCGGTCGCCTAAACCCGCTCCTGTGTCCAGAATCCTTAATCTTCTTAGCCGCACTCCTAGCCGCAGAATCAGGGTAGTAATACTCATACCCCCCGCCTGCCTTTTTTCTACGGAAGCCCATTTTCCCGGTTCTTGGGTGAGGCACCTTCTCCCACCCAGGCCCCTCTGGCATGGCCTTAATAATGTCGGAAAAGACGCTCTTCGATCGCTTGAACCACCTCAAGCCAACCTTTTCAGATTGTGGATCGTCCGTCATTGGCGCACCGCGATCCTCTCTCTTCTCGTTAAACTTTGCCATCTTCAGCAACGCAACAACTTTTGGAACGAGCTTTTCTGGAACCTTTGGACCTGTGTGCTTTCCCTTGCTGTCCTTTGTTGCGTACTCTCTAAACTTCTCAACCGAAATGCCAAGCAACTTAGCGCCCTCGGTTGCACCTATGAGCCTTCCAATCCGATGAACATCAGCATTAGCCTTATTCTTTATACTGCTAATGGGTTTCCTCTTTGGGCCGGGCTTCTTGTGGTGCGGCTTTGCCTTGGCACCCTTCTTCCTTCCCCTCTTTTTCTTCACCTCTGGAGCAAGAGCCCACTTTCCAGCAGCAACCTTAATATACGTCCTGCCGTCCGCTCTTGTCTTTCTTGTGCCAATTGGAACGGCTGTTCGCCCCTTATCATACCATTCTTCCATCTTCTCTCTCAGGAGTGAGTAGAAAAGCGCCTCCCCGCGCTCACCATTCTGTGATTTACCAGCAACACCAATGACCATGTTCAGACTCCCTTTCTCGACGCTCCCCTCTTCAGCCACCTTGGCAAGGGAGGACATCTCTTCCTCTCGCTCCCTATCAACATCTTTCCGGTCTGGGTCTTTCTCGTACTCTTTTCGCGCTTCATTAAATTTTTTGACCGCATCCGAGTCTTTGCCCGCCAACACCTTGGACTGATCCTCTGGAAGGGTTACGTCTCCCTTAAAATCCACAATCGCAAAGGCCCCGCCAAACTCGACGCGAGTTTCAGGACCATCCTCAGTCTTAACCTGATTTACCGCAGGGTGTAAGCCTCTCTTGCCCATGTCACCCGACAATACACGCGCATACTTTTTTGCATACTTGGCCTTAATGTCTTCGACGGCACCGCCGCCACGAGCCGCCACACCAGAAGGCTTTGAGTCCTCCTTGCTGCCCCTGCCAGACCCAAGGATCTTTACCTTCTGAGAAAATGCGCGACCACCCTTCTTTCCAGATGCATCTCGAAGCTCCCTTTTCGGAACTTCAACCCAACCATGAGTTGTCTTACGCTTATACTTCTTGCCATGCAGCCTTACGGTTCCAACCGGATAGACCTTCCCCTTCCGAAGATTTTCAACCGCAACGACGTAAGGTGTAATTGACTTTTTTTGACCCATTAGTTCCTCTCGCCTAGCCCCTGCAAATCCTTTTCTTTACGAACTGCCTTCGTCATTATACTTTCCATATGCCGGGGTGCAATCGTTAAGGACATATGCTGGTCATGGGGGGCGTATTTGCTTATAGAGCCAATAGATTATTACCCTACACCAGCTTGCGCCGCAAAAGCACTGCTTAGATATATTAAGCGGCGAAGAATTAAGATAAGTGAAATACTTGATCCGGCAGCAGGCAGGGGTGCATTGCCTTTCTGGCTAGAGCCACTTAAGGCGAAATGGACAACTCTTGAAATATGCAAATCCTTCGAGACTGATCTAAAGTTGGGTGGATATAACGTCACCATATGCAACAGCCTGTCTCACCCGTGGGACCCTGAGTGCGGCGTTATAGCTAACCCTCCATACGGAAAACACTTAGAGCCATTTGTAGACAAAATACATAACCATTGCAGGGAAAATGGCGTCTTTGGTGCAATTCTCATGAGAACGCAATGGCTTGACGATGGCAAGGATCGACACTTGCGGTTTAAGCCAGACGTTTTGTTGCGCCTTCCCTGGCGCGTATCATACACGGGAAAAGGAAGCCCATCAGAGACACACTGCTGGACAATTTACATGCCTAAAAAAAGCAAACACACACGGGTTGACTGGGCAGATCGGCCTACGCTAAGTAAGTTTGAGAAAGACATACACCTGTCAATGGCAAACATTCCGAAAAGTCAGATTGATTTAGGTTTTGACGATGATTAAAGACGTAATAGGCCACGATAAATGGAAGTGGGTTCCAGGCATGCAGTGGTGCTACGCCGGGGCACCGGGGTCGTTTTACAGGGTCAAAGAGGGCGAGGTTTGGGCTCGCGGAAGAACTTATTACGGCCAGACACGCTACCCCGTTACAGCAGACCCAGCCACCGCCGGGTGCATGTGGAAAATGGTGTCGGACAACCTAAGAGATGACTTCTCTGCCCTTACTGTCCAAATAAGCTATTACCCAAACGCCCGAAATTACCTTGCAACGCTTTATGACGTTTCAGGCAAGGCCGTTTTTGAGTCAAAGGCTGAGTGTCTTGGAAGAGCGGCTCTTGTTATTTTAAACTGGCTGTGGATTGAGCATAACGCTCAAGAGTGAGGACTAAGCTGTGCCTATTTACGAATACAAATGCCAATCGTGTGGAAAGAAGCTCGAAAAAATTCAAGGCATAAAAGATGAGCCGCTGACCGACTGCACAGAGTGCGGTGCGGCCAACGGCTTACATCGGCTAATATCGACTACGAGCTTTATTCTTCGCGGAAGCGGTTGGTACGCCACCGACTATCGAAGCCGGCCAAAGCCTCCTGCCGCTCAATCAGACTCTTCTTGTAAGTCGCCATCAAAGGGGTCGGGGAACTAGTTTCAAACTTCGATTTCCAAAAACGCTCAAACACGTAATGAACACACAGCATCGCCGGATTAAGGACCAAAGAAACACCTAACGAATGGGTGTAACTGTCCATAAAAGGCCACGCCAAAAGGCTAGAGGTGGCGAGAGATATTATTCTCCACCCGATTACTTTTTTTAAGGTTTCTCTACACACTTAAATCTTTCCTTCTAATGTTTACTAGAGACTCCCTCTCTCGTGCTAAAAGCTGACTCTGCAAGACCTGTCGCTCAGATAGAAGTTTATTTTCGTTTTCACGGGCCTCTTTACGGATGTCAGTGATCACCCGGTCGTACCGCTCTCGCATTATTTCTATCCGACGCTCATAGCCTGCATCGATTTCTTTTAGCTGTGATTGAAAGGATGACACCAGCGTCTCAAACTTTTTTTGCATTTGTATGTGCTGCCACACCAAAAATGCAGCGAACAGTCCGAGGGCGCTGAAATCAAGAAGTTGAGAAATGATGGAATCACCCAATTTACTCCTCCGTTAATTTCAAAATTGCGTATGTACTTGCCGCCCCCACGGCCATTCCTATAGCTGCCCATAAAACCGGGTGTTTCCACCACGGTGCCTCTGGCGGCGACACTTTTGTCGCCTCGTCTAATAGTTGATTCAACTTGTATGCACGATCACGCTCTGCTTCAAACGTTTCTTTCCAACTTTTGGTACGCGCATCACACTTTTTTCGATCTAGCTCCCTATCAATAAAGCATTTTGGCAGCTTTTCGATCTCGCACTTTAAAAGCTCGTGCGCCTCGTGAGCAGGAACAAGAAGGCCGCTACATGGCACCTTCTGATTAAAAACAACAGACCTGGCACGAGTGCAGTCCCCACCATCCGCACGCAACGGAAACGCAAAAAGCATAACCGCCAAAAGGCATACAAAACGGGGGGTGGCTGTTTTCACAAAAAATGAACCTACGACATATCGAATTTTTTATAGAAAACGATAACATCCACAACAGCATTATTCCGAACATCAGAGGACGAATAATCGACCTTGATGTCCGAAGTGCTTCCCACATTCAACATGCCGTGCGCGCCGGCTGGGTAGTTGTGGTCAGTGTTGTTTATGTAATACATTGTGCCAGAACTGACATAGCTAGACCCAATAAGGCTCATGCCTGAGAGGCTGCTACTTGCCAGAGAGTTGGTTGAACTTCCGGCTGTCAAAGACACGTTTGTAATGTTGTAATCGGATCCGCTGTTTACAGCGCCAGCCGTTGTGACCTTTAAAACAACCGCATCAATAACACTTGCAGCAGGAAGGTCCAGCGTCGTGTCTATTGGCGAACTTCCGGTAATTGTCAGGCTTGTTTTTACCAACTGCCCGTAAGTGACACCATATGCCGTTGAATTCTCCAGCTTGAGAATGTCGCCGGCTGAACCCGTAAAGTGACCGGCCAAATCATCCGTGGCCACCAGCGCGTTAACACCACCAACGACAAGCGCGATCGAGTCCGCCTCAAAATCCAGCTTGGTATCAGAATCATCCTCGAACGTAATGTCGCCAGACTTCTGGTTTCCTTTTGTAAGGTTGTAGGACATTTATTTCTTCCTGCTCATTATGCTATTCCAAGCATCCGCAAGTGCGGAGTTGCTTTTTACGGCAGCACTGTCGAGAGCGTCCGCTTTCTCGTCCACCTCTTGACGCTTAACATCCGCCTCTGCCTCGGCCTTGTCTACTTCTTCGTCTCGCCGGATGGCCGAATCGACAATGGTGTCCTTGGCGACATCCGAAGCTCTCGCACCCTTTCTAGCAGTCTCCGCACGCACTTCAGCGGCCCGCCTTTTGCGCCTCTCCCCCATAAACATTGAACCAATGAGAATGAGAGCCGCAAGAAGCCCACCAGTGAGGCCAATTTCCTCGAAAAGGCTGACAAGAAACACCTACGACTCCAGCTTTTCGGCCTTAGCCTTTAAGCGGCGCTTAATCACACCCACAAGCGCTGTCGTTAATGAGCCAGCGCCGAAACCAGCCACCAGGCCCCACGGCCAGCCCCCAACAGCCATACCAGCACCAGCACCCGAAAGAACGGAGACGGCCCTAAGCCACCACGGTGAGCTATCCTCTTTCTGCCTGGCGGCAGCCTTTACAATCCATGTGACGGAGTATGCCGCAAGTGCTGCCACCATGATGACAACTGCAATCTCATCCCATTTTGGAATAGCTTCCATGCTCTACCTCGTATCCTTATCCAGAACCACGGCCTGTAGTTCATGGGTTATTATTTTTAACTCCGTCACGGCTGTGTCTAGCTTCTCGGCGCTTCGGTACATTCGCTCCGATTCGCGTGACAGAGATCGTATCTGCTCTTCCGTTTTCGTCATGCGAGTGTTCACATCATCAACACGGGATTCAATTTTTTCTAATGTTTTGTTTGCCGTTTGGGCCTGGGCGTCCTGTGATGCCATCCACGCACCGCCACCCCAGAGCACGCCGATGACAAAAGTTAAAAAGGACATAGCCTTGATTATTGAGGAGAAGTTCTCTTGCCACCAGGGGTTTTTCTTGCTCATGAGTCCGCCTTAAACAAGGAAGTCGTTTGCGTTGTTTACCGATTCTTTCAAATCAACGCCCACCGTATCCCACTTACCCCTCCGAGCGATATCAACCTCTGCGTGGTGAAAAACACCATTTCGAATTGACCGCTTGTTTGTAAGGCTCCGAATATGCATCGGATCTCCGGTGTGGGCGGGGGCTTCCAGCACTATTCCGCAATGAACATGCAGGGCTCCCAGTAAAGCATATAACGCTTTTAGTTGATTCTCATGATAACCCACGATTGTCGGGGTTTTCCAGCCGTTGACCTTATAACCGCTCAGTATAGGGCGCTCGGTGTGACCTAACGCCTCTAGCTTGCTCAATATTTTTGGTTTTGCGTAAACTGGAGACGTGATGTCAATCCCAACCAAGTGATTGGCCCCAACCGCGTGCCATGTCTGCATAGATGCATCAACATATTGATAGATCGTGACATCACCACTCGGTCCAATGGGTGGGCCAATCTCAAAATGTGTCCCATAGCCCCTTTTGTTTAACACAGACACTGTCTGCTTTGGGGTGTAGGTGACAGGCCAGTGAACAACGCAACCCTTGCCCGTGCGGGGCTTGTCGCTGAAGCCCTTTGTGACACGGAAGCCGCCTTGCTCCTCATAGGTCAATACCTTGTCCCACTTGATGGGCAGGCGCTCACCATCAACGATAATTGAGTCACACACCTCTGACGGTTCATCGGGGTCTAGATCGAGAAAATGATCTCGCATAAGCTGTACGCGCCGAAAAGTTAGATCGCCGCAAATACCGTCAATGGGTATCGACCATTCATCCTGAAAGTCGGCTATTGCGTCCTCAAGTTCAAACCCCCACGTATCGGGTGGCAAATCAAACCATGTTGGATCCCAGCCATACACCCCCGCATTTTCGCGGTTTAGGATCGATTTTTCAGACATTTAGCTTAATTTGCCGTTACTAACGCCGGAGGCGTGATCGGGAACTCGGCTTGTAAACCAAATATCATTACTTCCCGTAAGGGAAGTTCCGACAATTTTGAACCCTTTCCAGTACCCACCGTGAATTTCGAGAAAGCTGTTCGAATCAGCAGCGGCGGAAAGCGTTCCGATAAGCGTGTAGCCGTCCGATCCGCCGATCCCCGTTCCGTAAACATCGATAGAATCACCCGCCCCAAGTGTACAGCCACGGATAATGTGTACGTTGTACGACTCGTCGAAATTGTATCCACCGAGGCTTACGCTGTCAGCGGACACGGAGTTTTTGCCGATCTCAACGGTATGACTGTTTGCAGCAGTAAGCTGAAATCGATGTGGGCCTTTTGTGTACGTGCTCATGCTATATTTCTACCTCTGAACGGGGGGTCCATGTTTTCACAAAGTTTTACCAAGAATTACTGCGGGCGTCTAATCATCATCGTCTAGATCCATGAATTGACGCAAATCCTCCCACAACTGTTCGCCAGCCGGATCGTCAGAATCGGGGTTCAGTGCCGTTTTCCCAGGCTCTCTTGGAATGTAGTCCACGCGGTGAACACCCTCATCCCTACGGGCACCCTCACGAGCAATCCACGATGCCATCAGGCGATCTCCAGTGTGACTGCCGGGGTCAAAGTAGCGCATCTCATCGACCCACTTCTGGACATCCTCCTCTAACCAGCCCTTTCCGCTAGGAATAATCCACTTCCCGGCACTCATTTCTGCCGCTATACCCTCAACACCGTAACTCGGATGCCACTTATTGCGGCCCGTAGTAAAGCGCCGAATTGGGACATTATCTCCCTCAAGTCGTGCAAATTGGACCAGAAAATCCTGCGCGGCGTTGTTCTCAACGAAAATCACGCTGCCAAAACGGCGGTGCTGCTCTAAAACGCGCTTCACAATCTCGGGTGCAGACCATCGGCCCGCTTCAATCCACAAAATTTCACGCTCTCGGTACGGAGAAATCAAAAGCGTGCAAATCGCTGTCTCGTCGTGGTGGTCCTTCACGCCGATACCAAGGTCAACGCCGGTAACCGTTCGATACCCTTCCGGTATTTCGTCAAGCTCATAAACAAGCGTCCGACCACGTCCACGCTCCAAGCAGGTTGAAAGCCACTCCTCACGAAAACGCTGTTCGCCAGGCTTTCGAGGTAAACACATTATCTGCCGGTCGAATTCCGCTGGGTTGGACTTCTTGTATTTCTCGATCCGCTCTCGTGACCACTGCTTAGACCATGCAAGTTCGCCAGTATCCCAGTTGATCAGCGGACTACGCATACTAGCCCAGCCCTCCTTGGCAAAAACGTGCGCCGCGTCGTCCTTTTCCCAGGCGTTTGCAAGGAAAATCACCTTCGCCTCGGCGGTCAAACGACCAAAAACAGTTGTCCGAAGCCATGAAAGCACTTTTTCACGCTGGTAACGGGTCCTAGTGGTTTCCCAATCAAGCAAATCGTCGATCACAACGAAATCGTAACGAGCACCGAGGATGTTTCCGTCTAAACCACTGCACTCGACTGAAAAGTCCTTCGCAGCACCGCCTTTTCCGGCGACATCAAACGCACCGTCTGTCCACCGTTTACCGGGGCGCATTTCGGGGAACACCAGGCGCAACTCCTGAGAACTTTCGATATAGTGACGCATGGGTCGGATGAACTTTTCAGCCTGATTTTTCGACTTGCTTACGACGAGACAACGCTTAGACGGGTCGTGCCCAAGCTCCCACAAGGTACGACCAATCGTGATTTGCTGGGTTTTGCCACTTTCGACAGACGCCCAGATAACAACGCGCTCATTCTCGGTCACAAACTTGTGCCAGACCTCGTGCATCTCGCCGTTTACAATGCGCTTGCCGGATCGCTCATCCTTTAAAACAAACTCGCAAAAGGTAGACGGGTTACTATTGGCCAGAGACGCCAACGCATGTATGGCACCTTTTAGCTGATCGTGAGCAACTCCCATGGCGGGATCGTAGCGACTTTCTGTGAAAACTGCCACCCCCCGTACAAAAAAACCCCCGCCAGGCCGGAACCTAGCGAGGGTCGCGAAATCTCTAGTACCCGTCACAGATAAAAGAGGATTATTCGCATTAGCCTATCACAGGCTTACATGATGAACCAGTTGGTTCCGTCAGACATGCAAGTCACGGCGGCGTAATTTACTTCAATATCAAAGCTGCTTGCACCGTCGATTGTCTCTGAACCAGGGGTCGCAATCGAAATTGCGTTGGTTGCAGCAGAACCAGCCGAATCCTTGATAACGACACGGCGACCGGGAGTAACTGCGGGAAGCGTAATCGTAAACGCAGAACTCGACGAATCACAGAGAATGACACCGTCGTAAGTTCCAGACGCGGAATCAACCGTGAAGTTAGCGCTTTTGGCGACAACACCGGATACCGAAATAGCCTGACAAGCAAGCATTTTTCCGACGATTGCACTCTTGACAACAGCAAGGCCACCAGCCGACTTGAGAGCCGCTGCTGTGGTGCTGCTAGCATCCGTTGCGTCACTTGTGAGAACGATACCGCTCGAACTGATAGCGCCAGAGGCAACCGTACCGAGGCCGGAAACATTTCCGCTAGTGTCGAACGTGTAATTTCCGTCAGTGAAAACGCCGTCGATGGTCAAGTTTCGGATAGTTCCGATATCCTTGTTAGCATCGAGAACGAGAGCCTTGCTTGCAGCAGCCGTACCAGCAGTGATGCCGTCGAGTTGCTCAAGGTCAGCCTCACTCATTGCAGCACTGCCGATCGTGAGGCTAGTTGCACAAGTCAACGCACCGCCGAAAGTACCAGCACCGTCAGCCTGTAGAACACCAGCGGTCGAGATGGTCACTCCAGTTGAGCCGTAACCACCGCCGAAGGTAGCACCAGCAGTACACACCATGCTCGCAACAGTAGCGACGCCGGTATCAAGCGTGCTCGATCCGTTGTCGATGTTGCCAAAGCCACTGCTGATTGAACCGCTGTTCAAAGCGCCGGATGCAACGAGGTTGGGCATCGAGGTGATCTCGTCATCCATGTAAGCAGCCAACGCACGAACGTCGAGTTGCTTCATGGTTCCAGCATCGTTGAACACAAGCCCGTCACCGTCTGCAACAGTTACGCTGTTGTTTACGGTAGCATTGCCATCCATGATGTTAAGCTCTGCCGCTGTTGCAGTCACTCCATCAAGGATATTCAATTCTGCTGCGGTTGAGGTCACACCATCAAGGATGTTTAACTCAGCGGCTGTGGAAGTAACACCATCCATGATGTTAAGTTCAGCAGCAGTAGCAGTGATCGAAGTTCCGGCAATCTGGAGCGTTGTGGCGTTTAACTCCCCGCTTGATCCGTAGACTGCGGCCTTGCTATTAACCACGGTCCCGGCACTAGAGCCGTCGATGAGGTTTAACTCAGCAGCGGTCGAGGTTACCAGATACCCACCAAGCATCAATCCACCGGCTGATCCGTCATGGGTTTTCACGTCAACGGTGATATCGCCGTCGGTCGCGAGCCCTTTCATCTCAAGCCCCATGGTCGCCGAGCCGTCATACTCAGCAACCCAGAACGACAACGCGCCCTGTTCCTCACCCGATGTTGCATCAAGAACACCGCCGACGATTTTTGCGTAGTCGGTAGCGTTGCTTGCGTCATCCTCTGACGAGAAAAGGATTGAACCGGCGATGTCATTGTCAGCGACCGATGTACCGTTCTTGTTCAACTTTAGAACGGGACCGTTGGCATCAGCGTTGGTGTTTTCGAGCGTAAACGCCGGCTCGTTCGCATCAGCCGATTGCAGCTTCATGGCGTCATAGGTCAGCGTTAGGCTGCTACCGTTAGCGCCGGCAGCGGTCAAGCCTGCTAGGGTCGTGATTTGAGCCTGTGAAGCGTCAACCGATAGAGCGCCAGAGGAGGCAGAAAGCCCGGTTCCGGCTACGGCTGTCATGAGGTCCGCAATGCTGTCCTTTTTAGTTGCGCCAGTAGCGCTACCGTCTAGAAACAGAAAGTGATCAGCGGACACGTCAACAGTGGCAGCGGTCACCTCACCGAGATCGACTGCAAGCACACCACTTGACGCTGATAATCCAGACCCGGCAACCGCCGTGATCAAGTCTGCAACGCTTTCCTTTCGGGTTTTGTTGCTGTCATTAGCATCGATGATTGCGAATGAATCCGCCGCCACGTCAACCGCTGCGGCCTTCACATCGTTAGCACTAAAAATTTTGTAAGCCATTCAAGGGCTCCTTTCCCGCGCACGGGTTTCTAATAGAGAGAAAATTGTGAAAGTGCCTACCCCCCGTTTCCCTCCGACGTTCCCCGTGTCGGTTTTATGTCCTAGAATGCATGCCAGTTTGATCCATCACATACGAATGAGATTGCTGCACGGCCTATATCGATCACGAAATTCGACACGCCGTCTATTAATTCACCGCCGCCACCGGGCTGCACAGTGATTTGATTTGTTGACGCGGAACCGTTGGAATCCTTCACCGTGATCCGACGATCCGCCGCTTTTGCAGGCAAAACAACGGTAACCGCGCCGCCTGATGAGTCAACCAGGATCATCGTGTCGTTCGAATCTGCCGTAAACGGGCTGTCAGACGACGTGATCGATCTGATAGCGGATGCACCCGGCCCGGCTGCGCCTGAAGCGAGTTGGTCAAGCGCCGCCTGAATTGTTGGGATCGAACCGCTCCAATTTCCCGCCGTCGTGGGAGTGAACCCGATCACGTCCGCCGTCACGTCAAACGTTCCCGCCTCAAGCGATCCGTTCATGTTCGCCTGCGTTCCAAAATCCGCGCTCGAATCGAGTTGCTCGAACGACACGGTTTGACCGGATGCAGACTCAATCGAATTCGCTTTGATATCCGCCCCGGCATACCCGTTGATTTTGACCGTGTCGGCAGTTGTGACTTTCAGGACCTTGCCCGCACCGCTTGAGAGTGTAGATCCGCCTTGAACGTCAATCACAACGTCGTTCGTTGTCGCCTTCACTTCGATCATCGGAGAGGTTGCGTTGCTTTTGAAGGTTCCACCCATGAACGTGAAAACGCCCCCATTCAACACGCCGTCAACGACGATCGGCGGCTCTGTCATTGCAGTGTGAACCGTGAAGTTCCCCCGAAGTGCAACGACGTTCGTCAAGGTTCCCGCGATCAAGTATTCATAGCCTGTTTGGCCTAGAATTGTCGTCTGAGCGATAAACTGCGCCCTTGTTATGACCATGTCGGAGTCAGGCAACCTCACCACCGCCCGCCGCGCTCCACTCTCGGCAATTGCCATGTTGACCGCAACAACCAGATCACCCCAACTCGAAGCGGTGACATCCCGCAACCGTTGGCCAGATGTTGGAGGGAAGTCGAATACCTGAGCCGCGCCGCCGTTTGCCATGAGTCATCACCCGTTGAAATTTCTGTGAAAACGCGGACCCCCCGTCTCAGCGCGCCCTTATAAAATAGTAACGCGCCCGCGTGTAAGGGCCTGATCGGTCGGTTTCACGGCTCCAGAATTGCCCGATCGGTCGGTTGCTTGCAACTTTCCAGAACGGAGGGAGCCATTTTTCACAAGGGGCCGGGCCTATTTGCCGCCCTTTTCACAATCAACGCCCTTGTCACACTTCTCGTCGGTGTTGCAGTCGTCAGCCTCGCAGCTATTCGGCTTAACGTCAGTCCGCTTTACCGCTCGCATTGCGGCACTAATCACTTCGCGGGCGTCGTTTTCATCGAGTAAGGCGACCACGTTTTCTAGCGCGCCGTCTCCGCTCTCAAGGCGCTTGGCCATTTGTTCGGCTGCCATTGCTTTTGCCGCCACTAATTGAGCCTCGGCCTCTAGTTTTTTCACCTGGGCCTCGTAGATTCTGCCCTCCCGATCTGGGTCCTGCCGCTTCCCTGGGTCGCCAAAATTCTGTGGGTCGAGCCTGGCCAGCATCCAAGCCGCCGCCCGATGGTCATTCTCAGACGCCTCCCACACGCTCCGCACGTAGACATCGATGGCAGCCTCACGCGCCCGCGTAACAGCGGCCTCGAAGGCTACATACCCCCCTTTGCCCTCACGCCCCCATTTCATCCACTTTTTAACGCATGACGACGATATCCCCGCTGCGGCTGCGGCACTCGATAAAGGGGTTCCCCTACGCACTGCTTCAACGATTTTTCGTTGTACCGATGGCTTGAGCTTTGTGGGCCGTCCGCCTTTGTTTTTTTCAGGCTGTTTTTCGCCCTTTTTTGGCTGTTTTGAGGCTTTTTTGGTCGTCATTGGTGGTTTACCATGCCTTGAACCCACGGATCGCTCTGGAGGTCCTTTAACGATTGAATCCTGATAACTATACGGGGTTCCCCGTCTAACTCAGCATAAAATTTTGCCGATCGACCATCAACAACTAAGCAATCGTCAGTCCAAAACCGCCTTAGCGCGTCGTAGACGTGCTTGACGATATTATCGATATCCGGCTTTTTTTTACACGGTACAACGCCCACGGGGAATTTCCATTCGCCTGCTCGGTCCTTTCGAGTCATGTAGGCCGGGCGCTTGTGGATCGCCACAATATCAACCCTCACGGGCTCGTCGATCATCTCGTTTGGAAGGTATAAGGCGGCATATTGAGCGAGAGTCTCGGCCCATTTTCGAGCGTCCTTCGTTTTGACCATTCGAACGGATTTCCCCATACGCACGGGCATCGCTCGGGGTTTTCCTTTGGGCTCGACTGGAACTGAAAACAAAATATCCACGGGGGGGAGTCCTTTTCACAGAATTTCACTCGTTTGAGTATACACCCTCGTTTCTACCTCGTGATCCAAACGATTTAGACAACTGATTGATCTCGTTTTCCGCTTCCTTAATCGCAGAATCCAAATCAAAATCGGACGGCTCTGGCTTTGGTTCAACTGCTGCCGCTGCCGCTGCTGCCCTTTCTTGTTCCTGTTTCTCAATGAGAACCCGGTGCCGCTCCATCATTGTCGCCTGGATCAAGGAGAATCGCCGCTGCAAATCTCTCATTTGTCCTTCGATTTCCTCTGGCCAGTTCGAAACAGCACAAGCCAGGTTGATACAAATGTTTGCTAGGGCTAAATGTTCGGTTGTCACGTCCATGTTTTGATCAGACATCCTGATTCTCCTCGATTTTCTCGTCAGACTCGGGTTCTGCGGTTTCCGCTTCGACTGTTTCCTCTATTTCAACGATAGAAAGCAACAAAGCAGAATTTTCCTCGTTCACGTCTCGTTTTAGCTGAAAGTTTGAAACGGCCTCTAAATCGTCAGCGGTTACCGTGATTTCCCCGCCTTGCTTTTGAACGAGCGAGGCAACGATCGACCATGCACCTTCGAGAATCCGAGATTGGTCCTGCTGTCCATACTCGTGCATTTGGTGAGCTAGCGCCAGAGTGACACCTGCAAGCCTCAAAATGTCCTTCGTTCCGATTTCGACCATTGCATCCGGCGCTTTTTCGTTAATTTGGACCGCTTCGAGAAAAATTCTCTGAATGTCCTCCATTAACTCTGCGATCTGGATTTCCGCCGTGTCACCCTGTACGCCATCAAGGGCATCGGGGCTAAACCCAATTTTCCCAGCGGATTTTGCCTTTTTGGGGCGAGTCGCTTTTTTTCGTTTCGTTCCCGCCGGTTTAGCGGATGCTGCTTTTTTAGCGCTTTTCATTGCTAGATCCTCCCCTCCATAAGCTCGATCAAGTCGAATTTGTCACCTAGCGCCTCGTCAATCGTGATCAAGTCGCCGTCATATTGCTGAAAAACGTTATCTCTCAAAACGACGTGACTGAGAAGCCTGTTTTTTCGATTTACAAAATCAACACCCGTCTGAGTTGGTGCCCAAAGTGCCGAAGCGCCCTGTTTTTGCTGAACGAGTCGAAAGTGTCTCAATTTCCCGATTTCCCGACTACGCAGGATCCGCGCTGGCGCTTGCCTCTGAACATCCACAAATTGCTGATTTGTCCTTTGCCACTCACCAACGAGCCAGACAAGCGTTGCAGCCATGCCCGCGTTCAATTTTCGCCGGTATTCCTTCACCAATCGACCGCAACAAGGGCAATTCACCCCCTCGGCGGCATTTTTTTCAACATACCGGCGCGCTATACTTACGACCGTGTAAGGCCCTATCTCCGATGGCGTTTTTTCATCATATTCGACCAATTCAAAATCCCTTGTTCGTTTTTCAATTGGTGTGAAGTCTAAAACAAACTGATCCAAGGCTGCCCCCTTTTTATTGCTGATTTCTGATTTTTTGAGCGTGCGTTGACCTCATATCGGGCGCTACGACCTGATCGACAATCGAAACAAGCTCGAATCTACTTCGAACACGTTGATCGAACACTGCCCCCCATAAAGGAGCCTCGTTCGACGTAAAAATGGATGGCCTCCCGTGTTCAAATCGAGAAGCGAACACGTCACCGAGAACATGTGCAACGTGATCCGTGTACGATTCCGGCGATGCGAACATTTCGTCAACGAATAGCAATTCGGCCCGCTTCGCACGATTGATCATCCTCTGATTTGCTGGCCCTTCGTCGCCGTAAAGCTGCTTTGCCGCCATGACCAGATCGGCCTCTCGACAATAAAAAAGCGATCTCACCTTACCGCTCATGACCAAATGATGAACCGCCCGCGTTACGCTAACCGTTTTTCCGACACCAACCGATCCCCAAACGTAAACCGTCGAATGCCCGTTTTGGCCTCTGCCGCAATCACTTTTAATCCATTTTGCGAGCGTGTGATCTAGTCGGTGTCTGTGATCCTCCCTCCAATAATCACCCGCCGCTTGATCGAGCAACCTTTTCGGCAATTGTTCGAGAATTTCACCCCGTCGCTCCTTCGCTTTCTGATTAATGCACGGCCCGCAATAGGGCTGGGGCTCGAACCAGGCGTTTTTGTAGAAAACAGGCTCTACGATGTTCGAACAACCCGATTTGCAGCACGTCGTTTGAAGCGGCCTCCCGCACTCGCAAATGCTCGTTCCGCTGTCGCTCTCGGTCCATTCGCGATCACACGAAGGACAAAACCATGGCCCTGCATCAAAATCGATCCCATAAAGCGATTTGAACCGTGTTTTCGGGTTCATCCGCTCAGAAATGTGCTTTGGAAGCCTTAAAAGCCCTTTAATTTCAGTCATTTGTCCCCCCTAATTCCCAAAAATTCCAACGCTTCATCGTCGTATTGCTCGACCTCGACCTTTTCAACGGTCACATTTTCGCCCTGTGGACCGATTCTCCGCTCTCGTTTACCTCGTTTCTTCGATTTCTTGCCCTTCCCCTCAGATGCGATCATGCAAGCGCCGGAAAGGTACTTGATCGGGTTCATGATCCAGCCTTTCCCACCGTCGATCATGCTCTCAACACCTCGACGAAAGGCCATCGGATCACGATCCGCCATTTTCGCAAGCTGATCGGCGTACTGAGTACCCAGCGACTCGATCGTGTCAAAACTGCCTAGCACGCCTGCGTTTTTAACGCCCTTTCCTCTCCGATCGGTTTTCCGTTGTTCGTCTAGCTCTTGGAGCCACTGCAACGCAAATTCGCGGCAATCCTCCCTGACCATCTCGATCGTGGGCTTGATTCTGCGGTGATAGGTGAAAGGAGCCTTCGGGGGGACTTCATTTTCACACGCGCTCGCGCCCGCGCTCTCTCTTATATTGTTTACGTTTTCGTTTATGTTTAGGTTTAGGGGCTGACTTAGGGACCCCTTAGTCTCCCCTAACTCTCCCCCAACAGGAGAAACGACGTGCGTCTCGTCCATGTTTGGCCGTTTTGGATACTCAGGCTGTCCTCGTTTGGCGATAAGGTTGGCCGGTATATCCAAGTCGTATTCTACAATTTGTCCGAACTTGCGTCCTTCAATTTCGTACAACTCGACAAAATTTCTACGCTGGATCTCCGCTAAGGCCTGATCCACGCTGTGATCAATTCCAGTCGTTCGTTTTAAGGCCCTTTTGTCCGCTGGGAACCGCCCGTGACTGTCACACCCCCAAGAATAGAGACGCAAAAGCAGATCGGACGCCTCGACAGGCAACTCTAGGAACCGCTCCTCATTCGCCAGCCTGATTGGCACGGGCGACCATCGACGTTTAGCCAAAATCAGCCTCCAATCGTCGCTCAACCTCTGCCAAATCAACCCGATAAAACAGCTTCGCAGGCAGCCCCTGTCTCCGCTCCTCTAAAAAACCGTCTGTTCGTAGCTTTCGCCTGCATCGCTCGACGACCCGACGACCGACAACGAGCGTCTCAGCCCAATCGTCAATTGTACAAGCCCACCACTCACCAACACCGACCGCACGTTGACGATCGATAGCCTCACTTAGAAAGCAACCCTCCAAGCAGCCGCCGGCAAGCGCAAGCACACGAATGCGAACAGAAAGAACCCTTTCTTGCATTTGATAACCTCCAGGGTGCATACTAGATTCACCAATTCGTACTGTCAAGTATTCACGGAGTGAAAAATGCATATCGGTCAAAGCGTGTTGGTTGCCGACCCCACAGGCAACGAAGCCCCCTACTTTGGAGAGGTTTTCTGGTTTGAGAGTGAGAAGCCTTTGGTTGACGTTATCGATTTCTCTGGGATCATACGGAAGGTTCCGCTCGACTGGTGTCTATTAGGAACACTCGTGCGAGCCAAGGACGCCGTAACACATTAGCAGTCGATTTTTTTGTGAAAACGGGGACCCCCCGTCAAACGACTTCC